GATCTGAAAGCCGAGGCGGAGGCCATCGGAAACGAGATCAAGGCCCTGACGGCCCGGAAGAAAGCCGCGGAGAATAAGGCCGAGCGGTTGAAAGCCTGGTTGGGTGAAGCGCTGGAGGGTGAAATCTTCAAGAGCGCCAAGGTGCGCGTCAGCTACACCCATAACACCCGGCTGAACGTTACCGATGAGCAGTCTGTGGTGAATTATATCGAAACGCATTACACGGAGCCGGAGGAGCTGCTTCGCTACCAGCTGCCGGAGATCAGGAAGGATGCCGTCAAGGCCGCGATCAAAGACGGCGCGGAGATCCCCGGAGCCTATCTGGAAGCTACGGAGAGCGTGGTGATTAAGTAATGGGACGGTTCATTCTGATATATGGGAAGAGCGGCAGCGGGAAAAGCCGGAGCCTGAAGAACTTCGGAGAAGATGAAATCTTCCTGGCTAATGTTGTCGGCAAAGAACTGCCGTTCCGGAATAAATTCAAATATGTCAGCGTGACTGACAGCGTTGACACGATTATCGCCGGCCTCCAGAGGATGCCATGCAAAACCGCGGTAATCGATGACGCCGGATATCTGATGACCAGTCAGTTCATGGCGGGCCATAGTCAACCGAAGAAGGGGTCCAGCAGCTTCGACCTGTACAACGACATCGCGGACAGCTTCTGGCGGCTGATCAGGGCTATTAAGGATCTGCCGGAGGATGTGAATGTTTATGTCATTCTCCACGAGGAGACCAACGATTATGGAGATACCAGGCTCCGGACCATTGGGAAACTGCTGAACGACAAGGTCTGTATTGAGGGGATGAGTGCGATAGTTCTCCGCTGCGTGACGCTGGGAAAAGAGCATTTCTTCCGGACGCAGACAGACGGAAGCGATATCACGAAAAGCCCGGAAGAGATGTTCGAAGGCGAGAAGATCGAGAATGACCTTAAGGCTGTAGATGAGAAAATCCGCGAATATTATAAAAGCAACTGAGTAGAGGTGATTATTATTGGCAACTGATATCAGAGCAATTCCAACTTTTTATAAGGGGATAAGCTTCCGGAGCCGTCTTGAGGCTCGCTGGGCGATTATCTTTGATCAGCTTGGCATCGATTGGAGGTATGAAACCGAAGGATATGACATTCAGATTGAACAGGGGTTTTCTATCAGGTATCTGCCGGACTTCGTTCTGATGGGCGGGAGCATCCGGTGCCCTAAGCAGCTCTTTGTGGAGGTCAAAGGAAATATGCAGTCGGATGACGCGCTGAAGATCGAAGCTTTTTCTCAATACTATCCGATTTACATTGTTGGTAACATCCCGCAGGAGCTGATGGATATATGTAACGGGATAGACAATGAGTTCCGGCTCCCCTACTACAATTTTCAGACTGTTGATGGTGACTATTTCGGTGCTGTGCTTGGAGCTGCCAAGAACGGAGGGTGGGGGCTTTTCGGAGCCGCCGGCTCATACTGGGCCGAGATGGATGAGGTAAAAACGCGCCGGGCCTACGCAATGGCCAGGGCAGCGCACTTTGAATATTAATAAAGGGAGGATTAAACAATGGCTATCAATCGTTTCGGTGATTTCGACAAGGTGCAGGGATATCAGGATCGGCCGCAGCTGCCCGTTGGCGGCTATGTGATGCGGATCATGGGCGCAGAGGTGAAGGAAAACAGGATCGGCCAGTATGTCCAGGTTAGCATGGATATTGCCGAGGGCCAGTACAAGGACTTTTTCGCGGATGATTATCGCGCCCAGGACGGAAGCCAGCGTGACAGGGTCTGGCATTGCAACTATCTGCTGAACGTTCCGCTGGACGACGGCAGCGAGAAGGACGGGTGGACGAAACGCAGATTCAAAACCTTTACGGAAGCCCTTGAAGCCTCTAATGATGATTATCATTTTGACTGGGATGAAAAGAAGTTCAAGGGGCTGATGATCGGCGGGCTGTTCAATCTTCGCGAGTGGAAGACCGACGACGGCCGTCGTGGGAAAAGTACCAACCTCGCCCAGGTGTGCAGTGTGGAGAAGATCCGGACCGGCAAGTACAAACTGCCAAAGGATCAGCTCCTCCCCGGCGGTTCTGCTGAACCTTCCACCAACAGCACGCCAGACGGGTATACCGTTGTCCATGACGATGATTTGCCGTTCTGATGCGCCCGAAAGACATTAGATCCGTCCTCAGCTCCATGACTGTACTGGTGGACAGTCGAGAGCAGGACACAGACCGCGCCCGGTGGAGGTATGCCTCCATCGGGCTTCCGGTAGAGCGGTGTGTTCTGGACTATGGTGATTACAGCTATAACGCCTTACTCCCGGACGGCCGGAAAATATATGACACCTCCGGCAGGATCCGGCCCACGGTGGCCATAGAACGAAAGATGAACCTGGACGAATTGGCCTGTTGCTTCGGATCCAGTCGGGAGCGGTTTGAACGGGAGTTCCAACGCGCTTCGGAATCCGGGGGCCAGATGTGGCTGCTGGTTGAGGGTGGAAGCTGGGAATATATCTATGACCATAGATATAAATCCATGATGACGCCGAAGAGTCTGGCTGGATCCATCTTCGCTTTTTGCGAACGGTATGATTTGCGGCTGGTTTTCTGTACGGAGCGCACGACCGGACGAATCATCCGCGGAATCCTTGAAAGAAATCTGGAGGATAGGCTGAAGGGTGGTGAGTTTGGTTGAGTGATATCGGGTGGGTAAAACTGTATAAACAGACACTTGATAGTGACTTCTGGAATAATACGGAACCTTTTTCAAGTCGGTCAGCGTTTATACACGTTCTTCTTTCCGCAAACTGGAGAGAAGGTAAGATCTACCACGATGGGAAAGCTATCACAATAAAGCGCGGGCAATGGCTAACCAGCATAAGAAAATTATCAGAAACATTTCATTGGGGCATTCGCCGTGTTTACAGATGGTTAGATATGATGGAAAAATTCGGAATGATAACAAGGGAAAACCTGAAATTCGCAACACTTCTAACCATTGTGAATTATAGCAAATATCAGGATCATGGAAACACCAATGACAACACCAACGACAACACCGGTGATGACACCAATGACAACACCAACGACAACGCCAATGACAACCGATCTAAGAAGAAAGAAGAAAGAATACAGAAGGAAGACAGTAAATCACCCGCTGACGCGGGTACGCCTCCGGCGGTGAATGAACCACCGATCGGATCCAAGGAATGGTACGCGCTCCATTATGACGATGATTGATGAGGTGGCAAATGGCGAATGGCAAATATTTATGAATTTGCGCCTGAGGATGCAGAGCGATTTGCGTCCCACATGGGCATAAAAGCAAAAAGGCGCGGGAATGAGCTAACGTTTGTCTGGTGCCCATATTGCCAGGGAGGAGGGAAAGACAAAAATACCTTCTCCATCAATCTGGACTCCGGACAATACAAATGTCTCCGGGCAAGCTGTTCGGCTCAGGGGAATATGATCACGCTGGCCAGAGACTTCGGGTTTTCCCTTGGCCGGGATGCTGATACTTATTACGGCTTGAAATGGCAGCGGTTTAAATCGTTCACCAAGGCCGCGGAAACCATCGAGATCCGAGACGCGGCGGTTGAGTATATGGCCAGCCGGGGCATCAGCCGGGAGGTGACGGAACGGTATCACATCACGACGCTGAAGGATGATGACAGGATCCTGATGTTCCCATTCTATGACGCGGAAAACCAGATGCAGTTTATTAAGTATCGTAACACGGCCTATCAGAAAGGCCAGGAGGGATCAAAGGAGTGGTGTGAAAAGGACTGCAAGCCGATCCTGTTCGGGATGGCTCAATGCAACCCGGAAAACAAGACATTGATTATGACGGAAGGCCAGATCGACAGTATGAGCATCGCGGAAGCCGGATATGAAAATGCTGTTTCTGTTCCGACCGGGAAAAACGGTTTCACCTGGGTGCCGCACTGCTGGGACTGGCTTCAGCAGTTCGACAAGCTGATCGTTTTCGGAGACTTTGAACGTGGATCCATGACGTTGCTACAAGACATGAAGGCCCGGTTCAATGGTCAGGTGTGGCACGTTCGCCCAGAGGATTATCAGGAGTGTAAGGACGCAAACGAGATTCTTCAGAAGCATGGGGTGGCCGGGATCCGCGCCTGCATCGAAAACGCGGAGCGGGAGACGGACATCCATGTGATCCGAATGGCGGATGTGGAACCTTCTGACCTGGCGAGCATGCCGCATATCTCCACTGGGTTCACTCAGCTGGACAGGTTGATTGGTGGATTCTATTTTGGCCAGGTGATTCTGATCAGCGGGCGGAGGGGCAAAGGGAAAAGCACGCTGGCAAGTCAGTTTGTCTGTGAAGCGCTGCATGCAGGACAGAGCTGCCTCGCCTACTCCGGAGAGCTGATTCATTCCAATTTCCGTGAATGGATGGACAGGCAGCTGGCCGGGCCTGGAAACCTGAAGCAGATTAGCAACGACGCCGGAAAGGATGACTGGACACTGCCGGAATGGAAAAGGAACCGGCTGCATGATTGGTATTATCACACAATGTGGCTGTATGACGAAGGCGGCGTGGATGGAGAAGAGACGGAAAACCTGATGCAGACGGTGGAGAAGGCGGTACGGGAATACGGGATCCGGGTGGTTCTGCTGGACAACCTGATGACGGCGCTGGAAGAGGATCTGAAAGCAGACCTGAACCGGCTTCAGAGCAATTTTGTCCGGGGGCTGGCCAGGATCGCGCGGAAATACAACGTGATTATCTTCCTGGTCGCGCATCCGCGGAAACGGACGGGCAACGGCGGAGACTTTGAGGCAGATGACGTCATGGGCAGCGGGAATATTACAAATGCCGTTGACGTGGTGCTGAATTACGACACCGGCCCGGATAAGTTCGGAAAGCCGGACAGGATCCTGGCCGTGAAGAAGAACCGGCTGACCGGTGATCTGGACGATGGAATTGATCTTTGGTATGACCCGGCCAGCAAACGGATATCCGAGCGGAAAGACGATTTTTCTTGGCCCACAGATTTAAAAGCTATGCAAATGGAAGTTGTTCACGATGTTGAACTGCCTTGGGAGGATGGAAATGATTAGCGAAGAACGGAGAAAGATGTTTTCGGATCTGTACAGG